GGTAAAGTTACATTGAAATCAGGGCTGTTTTTAGCGACAGCAAGCAACTGGATACCTTGCCGCTTTTCGATGTTTCTACGCTTATGATTAACCCATCTATGGTTAATGCCTAGAATCTCAGCTACCTTCGTAACTGAGCCGTGAATATTCCATAACTCGATGAATTCCTCATCTTTTACTTGTTGCGTCATGACACCTGCCTTTTAAATTCACCGCACCATTCACTAGGGCCAGTAACAGGAAATAAACTATCAAACTCATCGTCACCTAAGAAAAACGTCGATGGTGGGAAGCGTCTGCATATTCCAACGTCCTCATTCTTTTCACGCTCAAAGAAAGAGCATGATTGGCACATCGGCATACAGTCAGCAGGTATTTTCTTAGTAGCCATACATTGCCTTTTCATCTTTCCTGCGATTAACCAACCCTTTTAATACTTTACCGCCACCACGTGTATATTTCATGAATTCAACAGCAGCACCTTTAAAGTCACCACGATTGTGTTTTTGGCGCAACGTGGATCGTTGTAGTGTGCCTAATCCTACATTAAAGCTAAAAGAGACGAGAGCATCGAATTGCCCTTGAGTAGCAATAGCAGGACAATAACGTAGTACGCCTCGCTCAAAACGCTGCAAATCTGCTTTAAGAATCGCATCTACCTCATCCTTCGTAAATTGTCTAAAGTCCTCAATACGAAGCCCTATAGAGCCTCTATCTGCCACTGGCAATAGTCCCTGCTTGGGATATAAAACGTGACCAACGCCGACAGTCCACAAACCAGCAGGGCAAAGATATGGCTTATATCTAACACCCTCATGATGCTTTATGGTTTTAAGTGCTTTGTCGCTGACGTTCATTTCTTGCATTTATCAAAATGATACCTACGCATATTACCTCCCCCTCCAGAGGTTCCGCATTTTGGGCAGGTAACAACTTCTCTTTTTCCTTTGCACGCTTGACTTAGTTTTTTTGCATAATTAGGATCACTATTTCTTTTTTTAGCTCCTTGTTTATACGCCTCTATGTTTCTTCTTATACCAGTTGCTCCGTCAGCATGAGGTGCTAAATTATAAAGATCACCACTATCCCAAGCAGCTTGAATTAATTTTGTTTCAAACTTTTTTGCATCTTCAATTGTTTCTGTTTTTGCTATTAATTTAAAAATAAAATCTTCAACATTGAGTTTTAAATTACGCAACGCTGTAATCATTGTTTTATGACCATTTTTTATATGCGACTTATGATGTATAAGACGCCTTTCAACATTGGAGCTGCTCCCAATATAAAGTTTATTTAACTTTGTATTAATTACAGCATAAACGCCTATTGTCATTTTTGAAAAGCCCTTGTGCCAAAATAAAACGAAATTACGGAAGCCCACACAATTTGAGTTTCATCGTCCCACACTAAATCCATCATCTCTTTAAACGGAGCGTCTTGCGTCCAGGCATACCAGACACCGGCAATATCAATAGCAACGAGCAGCAGGAATAGTCCGTAAGTAATCGTAGGACGCACCATAGCGCGAGCATTAATTACCCATTGACTAGCACCTTTACCTATCTCAATGTCGTGAGAATACAACGCTATGCGCTCATCTGCTTGCGTCTGGATACCAATCTGCTCTGTCTTAATATCCTCAATGTGCGCTTGAGCCTCAAAGCCCTTATTAGCCATCTCTAGTTGCTGCGTCATCTGCAATTGAGCTAATGCCAGCTCATGCTTTTGATCTTGCTTAGATTGAAAGAAGTCCAAGAGCTTAGGCAAGCCACCTGATAAGAAAGAGATTAGCGTAGTAATTAGAGTCATCATTAGTCTTTACCCCCGTTTTTAAACATCCACCAAACTGCGTACATTACAAAACTACTAAGAGATACGCCTAGCACTACAGCCAGCCACTCCTGAATATTCTGAATTCTTTGTTCTTTCTTGCGACGAATAGCAGCCAGACGCATACGTTCCTCACGCTCTGCATCTTCAATCTCTTGTTTTCGTTCTAGGATAATTGCATCTCGACGCTGGCACATCTCGTCGTATAGACCTGATTCCTGGCTACCGTAGATTAGAGCCTCTTTAAGCTCTTTTTCTAGCCGGATCATCTCTCTACTTGCGAATGTGGCTTCTAACGCCTCTGCGGTAGCACTACGCTGCGGAGAACCGCTTTTAACGGCCTCTAGCTTCTGCTTTTTTTGCTCGATGACAGCAAGTTCAACTTCTGTTTGCTTATCGAAGAATGTTGCTATATCGTGATAGCAATCTTGAATTTCGTGACCTAATGATATTAGCTCTTTAACTCCGGCTACAGCAGTTTTAGCGATAGCAACCGCTGCGCCGATAGTTATGGGATCCATTTATCCGCCAAATAGTTTCTTAACGCTCATGGTAATAACGGAACCTAAAGCACCAGCAGCAAATACAATCATGTAAATGCCACCTTTGCCCTGATTGAGCATAGCCGTTACATCGGCCATCTCTTTGCGGAGTAAGTGAATTTCAGCCGTTAATGTCTTAACATCTGCTTGTAATGCGCCAAATTCTTGAGGATTGATGTCTGACATAGTGATCACCAGCTAAAAATGCGACAGTAACCAGCGCCACCTGCGCCACCAGCGCCACTATTCCCACTTGCATTGCCATTACCACCACCACCACCACCTCCAGAACCAAATGTGCCACCAGCGCCACCAGCTCCACCATTACCAGCGCCATTAGAGCCACCACCACCGCCGCCATTTCTACCTACACCAGCGCCACCAGCACCGCCACCACTTGTGCCAGCAGCACCACCACTACCACCTGCGCCAGGCACAGTACCGCCAGCACCACCAGCATATGCTGTAGGGTATGGGAAACCACCACCACCGCCACCACCAGGGCCACCTTGGAAAGATGCGCCACCTGCACCACCGTTATTGTATCCACCAGAGCCACCGCCGCCGCCGCCATATGCTGAACTTGAGCCACTAATTCCGCCACCAAATTGACCGCTACTACCGCTAACTGGAACAGAAGGTTCTCCGGCTGCGCTAGACGATCCTGGGCTTAAAGCACCACCACCACCAGCGCCCCCTGTAGAAGTACCACCAGCACCATCAACACCACCAGCACCACCACCGCCACCATATGACGTTAAGTAAGAGCCAAAAGTTGATGTACTGCCAGCACTGCCAGCATTTCCTACTGTATTTGCTGTTGTTTGTGCTGCACCACCAGAACCACCTGCACCAATAGTTACTGATACAGTTGACGATAAATCAGATGCAAGAAAAGTTTTAGTAACGTAAGCACCACCACCACCACCAGCGCCACCACTAGCATTAGTATCGCCTTTTCTACCGCTACCGCCACCACCACCACCAGCCCATAATTCAACAGTTACAAATACATCGGTAGCTTTTTTAGTCCATGTGCCATTAGATGAGAATACAGTTGCAGCACCAGTTACAGAGGCCTCTGTGTAACCAAGATTACCTGATCCATCAGTAGTAAGTAGCTGACCCGCTGTACCTATAGTAGTAGGTAGCGTCATCGTATAGTTTGCAGCTAACGTAGCAGGTGCTTGCAATGCAACATAGTTAGACGAGTCAGAATCAGATAGTCTGACATCACCTTGAGCCAAAACAGTAAGATTACCGCCAACAGTAAAGCTATCGCCGTCTGTACCTGACTGCTGATTTTTGAGTTGCGACATAAGCTCACGAATAGCGTTATTAATGCCACTAGGAGCGCATCCCTCTGCAATGTTAATACTGTCAATGTCAGTATTTAACGCAGGGTTTGTGTCGAATTCACTAATCTTTGTCTTTGCCATTATTGACCACCATAAATTTGTTGGAGTTCTTCAGAAGTAATCTGTGGAGAAAGCAAACCACGAGTTGCGGTAATCGCAGGATAAGGTGAAGCAGGTGGCTTAGTCATTACACCGGAGCGCATCATGTTAGCCAAATCCTCGACACTTCCTTGTCTCATTTTAGTCGCTGCTATTCTTGATAAAGTAGCACCCGCAGCTATTGGCAGACCGATAGTAGGCTCATATACTGCTGCGCCACCAGAAAAAGCACCACTAACAGGGCCAGTAGGTGCAAATCTACCAAAGAATTTAAGAAGGTTTTGAGTGTTGCCACCTTTAGCAGCGGCCTTAATTGCATCTTTTTCACCAGCAGTAAACAAACGCATCTTTTTATCGTTTTTAGCTAACTGACGCAATTGCTGTGCAAGTGAATTCTCAGCACCAGATGCCGTAAATTTACTAACGTCTAATTGAGCATTCTCAAGCATCTTTTCAAATACTTCGCCCTTCATTAGCTTTGAGTATTCACCTCGTGCTTGTTTCCATGCTTCAGCGCCACTTTTAGCATCACCAGCCATAACATCTCTATCTGGTGCATTTAATACATAGTCATCAAACTTATCTTTTAAGATAGTGGCAATGCGCTTTTCAGCAGGATCAATACTAGCCTGTGCATTTGTAATGATCTTACGTAAAGCCTGTAACTCCACAAAATCCTTTGGTCTAGGATTAAGCGTTAATTCTTTGATAGCCGATTCAACTTTAGGATAAGCGGTAGGCGTGTAACCTTCATTACGAAGATCAACAGATATATCACCCATCTGCTTGTTGAACCTAAATGGATTTAGAGCAATGCCAGATTGTTCGGCGCGTCTAAATGCGGCATTAGATTGAACTGCTAGTTGCTCTCTTGATACACCGCCAGGAACCTTTACGCCAACACCAAATGGAGCGCCTACAGCAGCACCAGCAAGTTGACCAGCAACAGGGCCATAAGACTCGCCAGCAGTTTGAGCAGCCATAGCCGCAGGAGCAGCCGCAGCCAATTGACGGCCAGGTTGTTGCGCTAATGTTCCAGCAATATTTCTACCAAGTTCGGTAGTAGCAGTCTTAGCGACGCTTGGTAATGCAGCCAATTGACCGGCAGTGCCAGTTAATGCACCACCAGCAGCTTGAATTGCTCGCTCACTAGTATTTTGTGCAACAGGAAAACCTAACTTTGTAAGTAATCCCTCAACCGCACCAGATGGTGATGGTATCTGCATACCTTTAGGCAAAACTATATTTGCGCCTTGTGTAGCCATTTCAGCCAATGGCAATGTAAGTCCACCAGCAACAGCACCTATAGGGCCACCAGCCAAGAATCCAGCTCCAGCACCAGCAGCAACAGGCGCAGCACCTCTAATAGCTAGACCAGCTCCACGAGTGAAGTCTTGCATTAGGCTAGTTTGCTGTGGCGTAGATACTTTTTGAATAGCCGCAACAATCTGCTCATCTGACATTGAATCAGGGAACTCAACTAATCCTTGGCCTGGGACATCAATGACTTTAGCCATTATTCAAGTCTCCCCGTCGCAGGATTAAATTTCCTTACGCGAGCAGGAGCCGTTTGAGTAGCTGGTACTTGCTCGTCTAATGATAAAAAGTCAGCAAATCCTTCGGCATCTTTTACAGTACGTAATCTACCCAAATTTTTCTCATGTGCCTGAATTTTATATCTTGATGTTTTTTCAAGACCAGAAAGCAATGCTAATACTTCAGCTTGAGTAAATGTTTGCAAGTCACCAGCAGCAGCGCGTTTAATTAAACCACGCTCAAAATCCGTAACTGCGCCCTGACCTTTAATATTTTTAGCTGCATCTAACTCTATAGTTGCAAGACCTTGCATAGCAACGGCAGTATTTTTTAATCTTTCACTATCGTCTTTGCCAGTAATACCAAGACTTGTAGCTAATTGATCTAATACTCTAGGTGCGCTACTTAATGGGCCACTATAAACACCAGCTTTAATTAATGGTCTAATATTTTCAATTGTTCTAAGAGTCGATTGAGCGCCTTGAGCTGTTACAAATGTATTATTTATAGATTCAGCAACATTCTTACCAACATCAGTTAAAAGTGCTTTTTGACCAGCATTAACAGTTACATTTGTACTAGGAACATTACTTGCCCTAAATTGTGCAAAAGTTCCTTTATACCCGTCATTTTTTTTTGCATATTCATATTCTTCAATACTTGTAGCTACTTTCCCATCTTTACCTGGGCCAGTTCCTTGAATTAAAGTAACTGCGCCATTTGCATCTATTTGATATTTTTGACCTTCTTTAGTTGGCAAACCAAAAGCAGTCATTTCCTCAAGAGTAAGTACTTTACCTTTTGCCTTGTCAGCAGCAGAAGATGCAAACAATACTTCTCCCGTAGGACTAACTAAAGTTCCACCTTGAGATACGACTGTAGGCTTTCTACTAACTGCTTCACGCTCAGAGATAATTCTAAATGCGCCAGCAGGATTAGTATCAAACTCATCAGCAAGATCAGGATACTTTAACTTCATTGCGGCAATGCCAGCTTGCTGTCTTTGTTGCAGCATTAGTTGCTGTTGCTGACCATAGTTAGTTATACCTTGCTGAATAGCACCCTGTGAGGCCTGTAATCCACCACCAAGCGCACCAGCAATATTTTGTGCAGCAGTAGTGCCACGCGTACCCATGCCACCTAGCAAGCCGATAGCAGCGCCTAGCAAGCCTTGTGTATTTGCTCTGCTTTGCAGTGATTTAGCTTCTTCAGCTCCTAGCAAACCACCGTAATAACTAGGAACAGTTCCTAAGATATTTTGCAAAAAGTTAGATTGCGTAGGTTGATTGCTATTAATAGACAAGTTACTACGCTGTGCGTTTTGAGCTTCCATAGCAGCCTGGTATTCAGCTGCTCTACGCAATTCTTCTTGCTTTAGCTCCTGATCGTATCCAGAAGTACCGAATTCATATGCCATAATTTACCCTAACAATGAAGTGCGACGCTGCATCTGTGGTGACTTTTGGCTAAGTAAGCTCATAAAGTCTACAGGAGCGAATTGACCGCTTTGAATTGGTGGTGCTTGCAATACTTGTCGTGGTGGTGGAGGTTGCATCATCCCACTAGCAGCTTGTTTAGCCACGCTAGTTAATGCAGGATTCTCACTCATTAATCCTTGAATGTTTTGACCTGTGTTCATAGCAGATTGCATAAACGTAGGTGCTTGTGGGCCGACAGATAATCCACTTCTTCCCAATGTTTGACCTGGTAAATTAGTCATTGCAGAAGAATTAAGCCCTGCGTACTGTGGCGCAAAGATACCAGCATCAACAGCAGGAGCTGAGTTCCCATACATTGTTGCTGCTTTTGAGAAAATATCAGGCGTTTGAATAATTGTAGGTACTGCATTAGCAGCAGTATTGCCAGCCATCCCAAGTAAATTACCTGCTTGCATACCACTCGACATAGCAGCAGTTAATGGGCTACCAGTTGAGCCAAGTAATGCGGCAGCGGTAGGAGCCGCCATAGCAGCCGCAGTAGCAGCAGCAGTTCCAGCAGCAGCCGTTGATGGAGCCATTGCAGATATAAAAGCAGTCATTGATACTGGATCAGCCATAATATTTCCTTATTTTTTAATTGCAGAAGTCCAATCTCTGCCTTGCATATCTGTATTTCTAGCCGCAGTAGCAGCTTTTTCTGCTTCTGTTTGAGGCTCAACGTATTCTGTGGTAATTCCACCACGCGGCAAGCCAGTGATAAATGCACCAAAGTTTTGCAGCGTTTGGTATGGAAGATTAGCTGTGTAATCGTAACGCTCTTTATCAGCAGCTTGTTGAGCAGCCGTGTAGCCTTCACCAACTTGACCAGCAGCAAGCAACCTATCAATATCAGCGTAATCAGCAGCAGCAAGGCCAGGAGCCATAGCAGCAGCAGCCATACGTGTAGCTATATCCTCACCTCTTACGCCTTGAGCGCCAGCCAGTGCAGCCATTTGGTTAGCATAATCACTCTGGTAGACGCCTTGGCCTGCTTGAGCTGCAGCCATACGATTAGCAAGATCAGAGCCGTAAACATTCTGAGCTGCTTGTGTAGCACCCATCTGATTAGCAAATGCTTGCTGTGCAGCAGTTCCAAGACCTTGAGCGCCTGTAAGTTGATTAACAAAACCTTGTTGCGACAGACCACCAAGAGATTGCAATGCTTGTTCTTGCAAACCACGCTCTTGCTGGTAGTTTTGCAGGTATGCTTGTTGATTCTGTTCAGCCAAAGCCCTAGCAGCAGCGTCAGTCATCTTGCCAGCTAATTGTTGCTCTGCACCAGAGCCATAACGACCAGCCATCGATGTCTTGCTTTGCAAACCACGGATACCTTCTTGCAGTGATTCAGCAGATAAACGATTAGCCTGGCTTAATGCGCCCTCAAGGTATGGACTACCACCAAGGTAAGCACCTTGTGACGTTGCGCGAGTGCCAGCTAATGCCTCATTTTGCATTGCGCCGCCACGCATTCCTTCATAAAAGGATTGATTAGGATCAACGTAAGCGTTTTGAGCTAGATTTGAGAATTGTTGCTGATATGGGCTTTGTGCTTGACCAATCTGATCGAATACAGAACCATAACCGCTAGTTTGACCTGCTCTACCAGCATAACTAGCTTCATAAGGGCTTTGAGTACCCATTAAATTCTGTACAGTGCCTTGAGCGCCTCTAAGTAATGGGCTACCAGCACCAGCCCGATTTTGAGCTAACTGCAAAGCTACTTGAGTGTTTGTGCTAGGTTTAACGTAGGTTTCACCACCATAGTAAGCAGGGCCACCATCTTTACGCAATCTTTCTGCCTCACTTAGCGCTGTGTCAACGTAAGGACGCAGCGTAGGATCTAGTTTTGTCTCAGTAGGAGTAAAACTTTGTTGCGATGGGCCACCCATAATTAAACCTCACTTATCCATAGTCTAGGGCTAAATCCAAGACTCTTAGCCCTCTTAATCCAGCCTTTTCGATGACTGGAAAATGTTATATATTTTGCGCCACCTTGACGTGCTACCTCTTTTATGTATTTTAATCCATTTTCGAGGTTATCATGTCTATTTTCTAACGACCAACCAGCCCAAACGTGCAATTTATCGCCATCTGGCTGCAATACCCAATACCCTATAACTCTACTGTTATCAATCAATGCCCAAAGCATCGATCTACCGTTATAGCAATCTACATACACATCCTCAACAATCCAATCTTCAGGGCTTTTTGTCTTAACATTCTCTAGTCCTGGTCTAACGGAAGGCCACCACGACCTTAGCTCTTGCGGAGTAATGTATTTAGTTTCCATTAGCCAACAATAACATAATCGTAGGTTCTCCCTGCTACTACATTTGCTGCGTGTGAAATAACAGCGCTACCTTGTGACGTTGAGCTGATATATGGATCTTCAAATGTATTGCTTGTGTATCCATTAGAGGAAACGTGTTGTATCGTAAAAATTACAGATGGAGTTGCTGGCCTTGTAGGGCTTGTTTGAGCAGGAATATTTTGCATTGATACTGATGTATTGCTTGCACGCCACATAATCTCAACGTAATCATTTTTAGCCATTGGTAAAAAGAAATTAAGTGCTGCAATTAAACCGCCATCGGTAGAGCCATGTCTGTTACTAATACTAAACTCACTATTTGACTTAGGCACGTTTACACCGTTCTGTCTAAACCAGATACTAACGTCCTGAATTTGAGAGTCTGTATTTGAAAACTGAGAACTAAATTGAATATTCCATAAACCAGAATAATCTACTGTTACCCGTGATCCGCTAACTACAGACACGCCTAACGCATAGTCTAAAGTGTTATACGTCATTGGATAAGCGGTTGTCGTGCTTGCAATGGTCTGATCTGTATCGTCTTGGAATGCACCATACGGAACATAAGATGTTGACGATACCAATGCAGTAGGAGTTAATAGAATTACACTATCGTAGCCTATACGCTCATTGTAGATTGTCGTGCTAGTAGCGCCACCAGTAGCCAACGTAACGGAGCCAGTATTATTGGTCTTTCCGTCCATGATGCCTCGCACTACTTCTGCGACAGCTCGCTGATCTCCACCAAATGGAGGAAGCGTTCTAAACTGTGTCATCTGCCACCTTGTTTAGTAATATCAATATCTACACCAACACAAGTAGACCAAGAGCCAGACGGGATAGTCTGCACACGCATATATCTACCAGCGGATCGCAATGGCGCTCTGCCCTCTGTATCAGCCGCTACAGGCGTCGTATAGCTAATAGCGTCAGATAGGTTAGCTCTAGCTGAAACAGCAACAGAAGCCGATCCACCGTCTACCAATGGCCTAGCAAGTGTAATCACAGACCTGCCAATATCAATGTCACCAGTAACAATAGACGCTGTTTTATTAGCACCACCGAAGGTAATGATCTTTTGGCCTGATACACCAGCAAATAGCGGATCACCACCAGCCCATTGACGAGCATCTAGCGAGACTGTCAACGCATCAATACTGGTACTGTATAAGTCCAATCCTTCAAGCGTTACCGATGGCGTAATAGCGATAGCTACAGCAGACGCAGTAGTTTCAACGTAAGACCATTTACCCGTATCAATGCTATAAATCAAGATTAATTGACTAGCAAATACATTAGTAAAACACCAAGCAATAAGACGCTTAACAGGGTCAACCGCAGACGACATTACATTAAAGTTATTAGGATCAGCGTTATCAAAGAACCACTTGTCTACCTTGCCAGCACTAATAGACTTAACAGATTGACCGTCAGATACATAGAATCCGTCATTAGCTAAGAAATACGTCAGTCCATTGTATTGCACGATACTGCCATTAGATAGGCAGCCAATACCACGCGAGATAGCATCAAACTGGAAGAATAACGGACTACCAATATAAGTCATGCGGTAGATAGCTTTTTCAAGCAAAACCAAGCCATACTCACCACCAGCTAAACCAATAATGTCACCGCCATCAGCAATTACCTGTGTGTCTGATTGACTTGTTGCGCCAGGCGTCCAGTTAGACTCGTCGTTAATGTCAGACCAGTAAACCTTGTTTTCATATCCAGTAACATTAGCAGCTACAACAAAGTCTCGCACTATCGTAATGTA